TAGCGTGGGAGTGTTTAAGAGCTGCAGGCGAAACCGTGCCAATGTTCGGCGCAGAATTTCTAAAGACACTTAAAAAGGTAGAAGTTTTAGATGATGACCCGGAAGCATAAGGCGTGACTCGTTTACTTACTTGATCGCACGGATCAGTTTGGAAACGGGAATACCGCCTAAAGATTTAATCGGGTTAGATTCAAGGATGTTTAGCGCATTACTGCAAGCGATGAAAGATCGAGCAAAGGAGATCCAAGATGCCAGTAACGGTAAAAGGCGGCGTTGATCTCCAAAAAGCATTAAGAAAATTTACGCCTGATCTAGCTACGGATACACGCAAAGAAATGGCTAGTTTGCTTAAACCTATTGTGTCTAAGGCGCGTGGTTTTATCCCATCCCAAGCACCCTTATCGGGCTGGGGTAAAGCATCGAGTAATGGCAAATTTCCCGTATGGGATGGTCGAGCTGCTAAGGGTGGCGTAGGTTATAAAACCACCCCTAGCAGACCTAACCGCCAAGGGTTTAGATCGTTAGTGCGTATTCATAACGCATCAGCATCTGGTGCTATCTATGAAACTGCTGGCCGCGTAAATGTTAACGGCCGTGAACAAGCAAAAATGCGTGAAGTCGTAATCCCTACTTATCGGCGCGATACCGGTGCTGGTGAGTATCGCTATATGACCAGCACCAATAAAAAATATGGCAAAAGCAATAACCCACAAGCAGGTTACATATTCGTGCAGGCTATCAACCAATACAGCGGCATAGTAGATGCTAACAATCAAACAGGTGCAGGCCGTAGATCACGCAAAATGAAAGGCCGCGCAATCTTTCGCGCATGGAAAGAGGATGGCGGCAAAACTAACGCAGCTGTTATCAAGGCCATTGAGTCTGCACGCGATAAATTTAATACGGCTGTGGGGTATAACTAATGGCCGTTGATCCATCAGTAAGAATTGATATAGCCGCTGAATTTACTGGCAAAAAAGCATTTAAGCAGGCAGATACAGCTACAGCGAAATTAATGAAAAGTGTCAAATCTTTAGCTGGTGGTTTAGGTATAGCCTTTGGTACGAAAGCCGTAATTAACTTTGGTAAACAAGCTGTAAAAGCCTTTGCCGAGGATGAAGCAGCCGCCCTACGTCTATCTAACGCTGTAGATAATCTAGGCATTGGCTTTGCTAACGTAGATATATCTAAATTTATAGCCGACCTTGAACGGTCTGCAGGCATCGCCGATGATATTTTGAGGCCAGCCTTTCAGGGGCTATTGACCACTACAGGGTCATTAACCCAGTCACAAAAATTATTAAACGATGCAATCACAATTAGCCGTGCATCTGGCATCGATCTGGCTACCGTATCGCAGGATCTTGCTAAAGGTTATGTAGGCATTACTAAAGGCCTGGCTAAATACAATACCGGGCTAACCAAATCAGAGTTAAGCACTAAATCATTTAATGAAATCTTAGGCACTTTACTAAAGCAATCTGCCGGTGCAGCTAATGATTATTTAGGTACGACTGCCTACCAAATGGATGTATTAGGCGTTGCCACAAGTAATGCATCCGAGATTATTGGCGGCGGCTTGGTAGATGCTTTTGCTGCTGTCGGTGGTGGTAGTGAAGCAAGCGATGCTGCTTATGTTATTGAAAAAATTGCTACTGCTATTGCTAACATTACACGGGCTACAGGTGGTGCAGTCGGTGCTATTCCTACGCTAATTAAAAACCTAAAAAATCTACCTAAAAGCATATTCTTAGGTTTTGCAGGTGCGCAGGCTGGCGTGAAACTTACGCCTAAACCTAAACCTGAGCCTAAATCAGCATTAGAAATATCTAAAGAGGAACAGGCTAAACGCCTAGCTAAGTTAGAGGCAGATGCAGCCAAGCGCGCCAAACTATTAGCCGCCCTACAAAATAAGCAATTAGATAGTGCCAAGAAACAAGAAGCTGCAGAAAAGAAACGCTTATTATTAGAAAAGGCTAAGGCTGCACTATCTAAGGCAGCAGCCGCATTTGATCTTAACAAGATACAGATAGCAGCTGCGCTACGGGCTACCTACGATAAAGATGAACGCCTACGCCTATTGGCCATGCAGGAGATCGAGAACGAGAACGGCGAAACAGCCTTAAAGTATATTGACCAATTAAAGCTACTAACTGCCGAACAGCAAACTAACAAGTTAGCCGGTATTAAAAGCATTAGCGAAACCGAACTTAACTACATTAATCAGCTGCTATTAGATGAATTGCAGCGCATTAAAACTACAAAGATGACCGAGGAGGAGGCTGCCCTAGCGCGCCAAGCTGCGTACGCAAAATACAACGCGGCTATCCAGCAATCAGGTGGCTTAGCCGAAGCCAATTTTTATAGTGAAAAAACACAAGTAGAGTTACTGCAAATTGCTAAATTAGCTGCACTTGATAAGGTCGCAGCGGCTCAGGCTACGATGGATATTCTTAACTACACTACGCAGAAAACTATTATCGAACGTATTGCAGCTGCTCAGAAAATAGCAGACGATGCCAAGTACGCAGCATTACAAGATTATCTAGCACTACTTGCTAAGCCTTTACCCACCCCTGGTTTACCAGGTGGCGGAGATGGTGGCGGCGGTGGCGGTGGATCACAAGGCCCTAGATTTGGCATGGGTGGGCAACCTATCTGGGATGATGGCATGGGCGGCCCTGGATATGGCACAGGCATGGGTACTGTTACTGGATCTGTAGATAACTCAGTAACCATCGTGGTTGAAGGATCAGTATTAAATGGTGATGATTTTAGCGAAATAATAAATAATACGATGCTTGATAATATTCGCCGGGGCTTGACACAATTCCCAGCAGGAACGTTGCCAGGCTAATGCCAGTACCTACAATAAATGCGGTAATTAATTTTGGTACAGGCCCATCGACTGCCCAGGCTTTTATTATTGGCGAAGGCATATTTGGCACTAACGTATTAGCAGATTCAGCATCCTTAATTGTGGATGTATCTAACGTAGTAGATAGCGTTAGCACTAGGCGCGGCAGATCAGCTACAGCCGATGAATTCCAGACAGGCACACTAACCCTGCGCATCGTGGATCAGAACGGCGATTTCAACCCACAAAACCCTAGTAGCCCATATTTTGGATTCTTAACGCCTATGCGTAAAGTGTCAATATCGGCTACTTATGGCGGCACTACCTACCCAATGTTTAGCGGTTTTATTACAAGTTACACAACCACTACGCCACGCAACGCTAACGATGTTGTATATACAACTATTACAGCTGTAGATGCCACACGCCTAGCGCAAAATGCCCAGATCAGTACCGTTACAGGTGCATCTGCTGGTGATCTAAGCGGTACAAGAATTAACCAGATCCTTAACACTATTGCCTGGCCTGCATCAATGCGTGACGTAGATGCCGGGCTAACGCAGCTGCAGAACGATCCAGGTAGTGCGCGTACAGCCCTAGCAGCTTTACAGACAGCCACAAATAGCGAATATGGTGCTATATATGTAGATGCATCTGGATCGTGGACTTTTCAAGACCGTTTAGTTACTACGGCCAGCATCGGCGGTACGCCTACAGTATTTAACGATAATGGCACAGACATTGGCTATGCAAATGCCGTATGGCGTACGGATGACACCCTTGTATTTAACCAAGCCAATATAACTAGAACTGGTGGCACGGTTCAAAATGCTACTAACGCAGCTAGTGTAGCCAAATATTTTGCTCATACTTATAACCAGCAAGATTTATTAATGCAGACCGATGCAGAGGCTTTAGATTATGCCCGTGCGTACGTTGCCAGCCGTGCGGAAACTAGCGTTAGATGCGATGCCATTGAGCTAGACCTTTACACAGATAATTACAACACAGGCATAATTGCAGCCCTAGACTTAGATTTCTTTGACCCAGTAACTATTACTACTAACCAACCCGGTGCATCTACCCTTACTAAGACGTTACAAGTTTTCGGCGTGGCACACAGCGTTACCCCGAATAAATGGCGCACTACCTTTACTACACTTGAGCCCGTGATCGATGGGTTTATTATTGGTAATGCTAACTATGGCGTTTTAGGACAAAATGTACTTTCATACTAAGGAGAAATAAATGGCAACAGGATTCCCAGCAGTAACGGGTGACGTAATGACTGCAGGCATGTTTAACGGCCTGGTGGCATTTACCCTTAATGCTCAGACTGGTACTACCTACACAGCAGCATCAACCGATCAGTATCAAGTGCTAGTAACTATGAACAATGCATCGGCTAACACTTTTAATATACCTACAGATGCTACTTACGCATTTCCTAACGGTACTGCTATTACTATTTTGCAGATCGGTGCAGGCGTTACAACTATCCAAGCGACAACACCTGGTACAACTACCGTTACAAGTGCAGGCGCAACAAGTGCTGCACCAGTATTAGCACGTTATAAGGCAGCCGTAGCTTTAAAAACTGGCACAAACGCATGGACAATTATTGGTGCGGTGGCCTAATGATCGGCGCAATCGTTGCAGGTATCGCATCTACGCAAGGTGGCCCTAAAGCCAGCGGCGGCACTATCGTGCAATCAGGTGGATATTTTTATCACACCTTTACAGCTTCAGGAACTTTTACACCTTTCTCTACTATTTCATGCGATGTTTTAATGGTTGCAGGTGGCGGCGGCGGTGCATTTGGTACCGCTGGATCAGGTGGCGGCGGCGCAGGTGGTTTATTTTATGCATCTTCACAAAGTTTAAGCTCTGCAAAAACAGTAACAATCGGCGCGGCTGGTGCTGGTGGATTAACTGGATCACGCGATGGCACTAATGGTTCTGATACAAGTTTTACTGGTTTGACTACAGCAGTAGGCGGTGGTCACGGCGGTGGCGCATCAGGTGGCGGCGCACCTGCTACTGGTGGCTCAGGCGGTGGTGGTGGTGCTAACTCAATTACGGGTGCAGCTGGTACTGCAGGTCAAGGTACAAAAGGCGGCGATGGTACAGGCGGCGCAAATTTTGGTGGCGGTGGCGGTGGTGGTGCATCGGTAGCAGGTAGTAACGGTTCAACTACTGCTGGAGGCGCTGGCGGTGCTGGATCTAATACTTACTCAACTTTTGCATCGGCTACTGGAACAGGTGCTAGCGGTTACTACGCAGGCGGTGGCGGTGGTGGATTAAACGCAGCAACATTTGGTGCTGGTGGCGCGGGTGGTGGTGGTCGAGGCGGTTATTTGAGTGGCACTTTTTTTGATGGCGCGGCAGGCACAGTAAATACTGGCGGTGGCGGGGGTGGTGGAAGCCAATCCAACGGCGGTAACGGTGGCTCTGGAATTGTAATTGTGAGGTATGCAGCATGAGTCATTGGGCAGAGATAGACGATAACAAAATGGTTATACGCGTACTTGTAGGCGATAACAATGACCCTAATGGCGATGAAGGCTATCAATGGTTGCTAGATAATTTAGGCGGCACATGGGTGCAAACAAGTTATAACGGCAATATACGCAAGAATTTTGCAGGCATCGGCTTTACCTACGATGAGCTGCGAGATGCATTTATTGCACCAGAACCTGATAACGCTACAGGGTTCGATGAGAATACTTGCCAATGGATCGTGCCAGATGTCAGCAATTAGTTATAACGGCTGGCCAGCATCTAAAGATGTTGAGTCGATTCGTATTAATTCTTACCCAATTAAGGGTACAAAGATTAAATTGCGTTGCGCTTATTTTGCTGCACCCTTATTAATTGCATTTGCTGAGCAGTTTAATGAATTAATCGAGCCGATCGATGGCGGTACGTTAGATGACTGGGGCTATTGCTATCGTGATGTTAGAGGCGTACCGGGCAAGTTAAGTAACCACGCATCGGGTACAGCAATAGACCTTAATGCTACTAAGCATCCGTTAGGCAAAGCTGGCACGTTTCCAGTTGAGAAAATTCCAATGATCCAAGCATTGACTAAAAAATACGGCCTTAACTGGGGCGGTAATTGGTTACGCAAAGATGAGATGCATTGGGAGATAGCACAAGACCCAGTAAAAACAGCCAAGTTAATCGAAAAATTAGGGCTAAAGTACGAATAACCTTAAGGGCATTTAGGAGAAAAAATGAGTGATATACAGCAAGCCAATATACCTGCGAGCACAGTAACGCTTTTAGCATCTGCCGCTAGAACAACTACAGCAGCAGGTTCAGCGGTTACAGGTTTTGCAGCTGCACGGCAATTAGTCCTACAGCTTAACGTAACTGCAGCAAGTGGAACTACGCCATCGCTTAGCGTGGCAGTTCAAGATTCAGTAGATGGCACTAATTACAACACGATCGCTACGTTTGCAACTGCAAGCGCAGTTACACGCGAAGTAATCCGCCTAACTAGCGCATTTACAGACAATCTGCGCGTGGTGTGGGTAATTGAAGGTACAACACCGTCATTTACTTTTAACGTTATTACATGGGCGGATTCAAATTGAAAACACAATTACAAGCCGCTGGCCTTTCATACTTACGCGCCGCTTTTAGCTGCGCCGCTGCGCTTTACATGTCCGGCATTACCGACTGGAAAACACTAGGTAATGCATTTATCGCTGGACTACTTGGCCCATTATTGCGCGCCATGAATCCATCCGATAGCACTTTCGGCGTTAAGTAATGACTGCCGCCCAGTCGCTTTTAGCGATATTTATAGCAATCTGCACACTTATCGGGTTTGCGGCTGGGCTGGTACGCCATCTAGTTAAGTATTACCTAAGCGAATTACGCACGGATAACAATGGCGGCCATAACCTTAGGGGTCGGGTTGATCGCATCGAGGCCAAGGTAGATACAATTATGGAGATTTTACTTAGCCGCTAGGCGTGTCGGTTATTGACCGCTGTCATACCCAGGCTTTACCCTTAATTTACACGTTAGGCAGGGCTACCTAATTCGGTGTAGTGCGGCTTAACCCAAACAAGGGCGAAGTAAATGGATATAACAAAAGTAGCAGTATTAGTTTTATTGGTTAGCGTTGCATGGTTTTTAGT